CAGTTGATATACTAGTAACATAGGTTACTGTACTACCAAGATCCCATGCAGTTGATAATGAGTATTGTGCTACTTTAAATCCAGAAGATGTCTGACCAGAGACATACATTGTCTTACCATCTGGTTTAAAGTCAATACCAGTAGCATATGTAAATGTTAGTGTGAAGTTTAATATTTTTATATTGTCTAATACAGCAGTGTTTACATCCCAAGGTGTAGATAAAACCCATTCATGGATCTCACCAACAGTATAACCTAATGATCCCAAAGCAATATACATCCTATCACCTGCTGGACTTATATGCATACCTTCAAATCCTGCTGGTAGTTGATAAGTTGATATACCAACGTATATTGCATTACCTATAGGATCTGGTGGAGGTGCAATTGTGACTATAGGAGTAAAGTTATATCCATCTCCAGAATTGGCAATAGATACCATTGCTAATTCACCACTATTAGTAGTACCAACACCTACTGTAGCAGTTAGAATACCTGCTACAGTTTCTTTTGGATCACTAAATGTAATTCCAGGTTGATATGTATATGCTTGACCAGAATTAATAATAGTTACTCGTCCAACCTCCATATCATCTGGAGGAATATTTAAATCACATCTTGCAGTTGCAGTAGTTGCAGCACCAGGAGCAGATATAGTTACACCACCAATATCTGTATATCCTGCACCTGGACCTGTTATGAATAAAGCTGTAACTTGTCCACTAGAACCACCTACTGTTGCAGTTCCTTCTGCAAATATACCTGGAATTAATGAAGGAAGATTAATATCTTTATCTGTTTCTACTGCATATTCAGGAGCATCATAAAAACTTTTAGTAACTATTTTACCAGCAGGAAGTATTACAATACCTTCAGTATCAGTATGTTCTAATGTTTCATAATGATGTATTCCACCATATAGATTATCATAAGTTTGATACTTCTCTATACAGTACTTATCAAATGCTATTTGAGTCTTAGGCCATTCTTCATACACGTTTAATATATTATTTGCTTGTAGAACAACCCAATCAAGAGTTGGATCTCCATAGAGTTTGTCTGCTATATTATCTGGTCTATCATCTCCTTCTATAGTATACTTTTCAAAGAACGCTAAGTTCTCAAAGATGTCTGATCTTAATTTACCTCTTTTAAATAAATTCTTGACAATAACATAGTCATCCAAAGAAGTTCCATACTTCGGATCTCTACTAATGTATTTAAAATCGGGTATTCCCCTAAAATAAGTTGGCATAGTTTTAGAATCCTATTTCGTCATCTCCAAATTCATCATAATCACTATTGTAAACTGGCTCAAGTTCCATAAAGGACAGTGACACTACATATGAGACCATAGTACCATCTTCAAAAGTCATGTAAGTTCCTTCTGAAGTATAGTCAACATTTAACGCTGTTAAGGCACATGGACCTTTGATACTATTTAATCCTTTGTGTTTGTCTGATCTATGTTTATATTCAATATTAAATACGTTTGGTGTCTTCAAGAATAATTTAGTTTTTTCTTGTTGAGGAGCCATATTTTGTTTAAAGAATTTTATAATCTGTTTAACTACTGTACCTTCATCTGCACTTCTAGGAGTTAGTCTAAAATTAAAATTAAAGGGTCTTAATTGTGGTGCTTGGAATAGTAACTCTAGATTAGGGTTCATTATTCCACCAGTCATCCTTGTTAGAACATTTGCTCCAACTGCTTCACCAGCAAATACGTTCTCAATCATGGTGCTCATTTCACCTTCAGCACCTTGTACATTCTTTGCTGTATTTGCTAGAGACTCCTTCATTTTATCATTCATCGCTCCCTTAGCGATTTTTGCACCCTCTGCTTGTAAAGGGTTCATAGTATCTTCATTATATCCAACAGAGAATGAATCTGATATACCAGATTGAATAGGTAGTGCTACAGTACCACCTACTTTTTTAGTTTCTCTAGCACCAAATGAGAATCCACTACTATCATTGTTAATTGCTCTTGCAGAATATTCAAGGGCAGTAAATGATATGTAATCAGAATCTTCAGACCTATCTAATGGATATATTAAATCCTTTCCACCAGCAACAGGTTTTGCCATTTTACCTTTGATCTTAGATCTTGTACCATCAAGTGCTCTCAATGTTCCAGTTGAAGGTAATGTTGAATCTTGATCAATACTGTTTTGATCTCCTTTTTTACCACCTGGTTGGAATTTATCTGGAGATGCTGATGCTTTAAAATAATTCTCTGCTGCTCTACCTATACCTGCTTCTGTTTCTGCCTGAGTGGGAGGTCTACCAAATTTTGCTTCAAATCCTTCTTGGTAGGTATCTATTATTTGTTTTGCTAATGCCTTGTTCAATATAGAATTTTTATTTGCTAATGATGCATCAATACCTGGATAGTTTGCTGTATTAACATCAGTATACTTACCATCTACACCAACTGCTGCAATTAATTCATTATCTGATAATCCTATGTTATTACCACTTGGATCTAAAGTCTGTTCGTAAATTTTTGTCTTCTTAAAATTTGGATCAAACTGTATTTTTATTTTTTTAGTATTAATTTTTGGTATTGGACCCAAAGATCCAGTACTAGACCCAACCATTTGAGTATAGTTGATTGAAAATGAAGGAGATTCGTAAACTTCTCTACCTTCTACTCCAGTTGTTACTACTGCCTTTTCTTTAGCCATTACCTAAAGTCTGAATCATTTTTACCATAACCTTGGTATCTTCTAACGCCCCTAATCATATCTCTGAATGTTTTGTTGGTTTCACTCCAGACTTTATTAGTCAAGAGACGTTTCTTTTTACCATCTTTAATAGATACAAATTCTTCTATGGGAAGATTTGCTGCGGTTCCCCATTCACTTTTTGCAATATCTAATAATGGACCTACATTCGCCATACTATATTTAGACACGGAGTTGCGAGGTAAATTTAATCTGTCTTCCATTAAATTCTCTACAACCAGTTGTCGTTTTGCTGGATGTATATAATGTAGATTGCAACCAGTAAAACTTCTACCATCTATCTCTATTATATACACCAATGGATATTCATCATAAACTTTTAAATTCTTTGATTCTGTCTCATATTGGAACATCATTAAGTGTCCCATTTTTGGTATTTTTCTAAGAAGATTCTCATCTACACCTTCACGATCCTTTTTTTCATCAGATATAAATTTACGAGGATTATTTTTATATGATGTAACTAATCCTCTAAACGCCCTTCTATAGAAGAATGGTGATTTACCATCCTTGTCTGAGAATTGATCTTGTATTTCACTGAACAGAGTCATTTGTATTTTATTCCTAATTCGTCTTCGGTTATAACTTTAAATATTAGTCTTCTATCTTTACACCAGTCTTGTGTTGCATGCCATTTTGCTTGGTTTTTAGCATACTCTTTCGATTCATAGATATATCCCTTTGTTACTTTAGATTTTTTCTTTGGTGGACTACACTGTCTTTTAGGTTTTACCTCTATTACATAATCTCTTATAGTACCATCACCCTCTTGAACTTTAATAAGGAAGTCTGGATAATACTTATGCATTCTATTATCAAGAGGTGAACGATACGGGATCGAGAACTCTTCACTTGCCCATAGAATAATACTCTCATTAGTATCACACCATCGACAGAATTTCTTCTCCCAATTGCTTCTACAAATGATATTATTTGGGTTGCCTTTGTACTTACCAGGATTTTTAGGTCGGTACTTACTTTTTACACTCTCATTCATCTAGTATAAATATGTATTAATAGACTAATTATTAATATTTAGATGGCAAGTATACCGCCAATCAATCCTGGCGTTAGGATGAATAAATTAAAAGAACGGATTATGAATCCGTCCTTATCTTCATTCTATTCTGTAGTATTCCCTCTACCAGGATTCATACAACAACAGAACCCAACATTATTTGATGGGGAACTTCTTGAGCTGTCTTGTCAAGAGGCATCTTTGCCAGGATCTAGTATTGCTACATTGGAGCAAACAAATGATTATGCTGGTGTTACTGAGAGACATGGTTATAGAAGAATGTATGATGAGACTATAGACTTTACCTTCTTAGTTACTGTTAATAGTGGTTATAAGCAGATTAGATTCTTTGATTATTGGATGAAGTATATTACTGGTGAGATTGATAAAAATGGTAATATGCAGAGGTTAGATAAAGGTAATGTTGTTATGAGAGCAAAATATCCTGGTGGTCCGAGTGGATATAGAACTAAATTGAATATTGTTAAGTTTGAGAGAGACATGGGTTGGACTGATCCATCAAGACAGTCACCTGCATCTAATCTACTAGAATATCATTTTGTAGATGCTTATCCAAAACAAATAAGTTCATCTCCATTATCTTATGAGGGTTCTAGTTTGTTAAAAACTACAGTATCCATGACTTATACAAGGTACTTTGTTACTGAAAATTCATCTAAACAGGTTGCTATATCTGGAAGAAATCCAAATGCTGGTGGTAATCCAGAGTTTAACGAATTTAACTTACGTAAATTTGGTGGTGAACTGATGGGTGACTTCTTCTTACCTCAATTTAACAGAGTTTAAGAAAACCCTTATATATAAATATACGACTTGAATTAAATTTATGCCATTACCTAAGATTAGTACTCCAACTTATGAGTTGGTGTTACCATCAAGTGAAAAGACTATCCAATTTAGACCCTTTTTAGTTAGAGAAGAAAAACTATTAGTTCTAGCATTAGAAAGCGAAGATACTAAACAGATTACTACTGC